AAATTTTAAATATCACTGAATAATATAAACCGTACTGGAGGCCCCTCGGGGCAGGTACATAAGGAGAAACAACATGGCTAATAGAAGCACAAGTGGTTTCGGATTTAAAGCGGCTATGAGAATAGGCAATACGCCTGCTATCAGTGGTCAATCTAAATACGATATCAAAGACAACACTGGTGTTGGGCTTTTTAAAGGAAACCCGGTAGCACTTGAAGATTCAAGTGGAGATCAAGGTTTCTTACAAGACATGGCTTTCGCTACAACTGATGATGGCGGAAACGGTGGTTTAGCATATGCGGCTGGTACAGACGCATCTTTAGTCGGTGTATTTAATGGAGCATTTTTCATTGATAGCACTACACTAAAACCAACGTTCGCAAACTCAGTAGCAGCAGGGGCACGTTTTGGAACTAACCCTAATACTGGTAGTACAAATGGTATAGGTTTCGTTAATGACGATCCTTTCCAAGAGTACGTATGTAAAGCAGACGCAGCAGTTACACAGGCTATCAAAGGTCAGTGTGGTAATGTGAATAACTTTACAGCAACAGACGCAAAAGACGGTAGCTCGACAGCAACTTTAGACGTAGGCGCTCTGGACGAAACACATATGTTCAGAGTTGTAAGATCTGCAGAAGATCCAGAGAATGAAGATCTGACAGCAGTAGGCGCAAACGTTATCGTTGCAATTAACTCAGCTGCTAATTTGTATAACTAATAGCTAGAATAGGAGAACAAAAATGGCAATATCACGATCACAGCTAGTCAAAGAACTAGAGCCAGGTTTGAACGCACTGTTCGGCTTGGAATACAAAAGGTATGAAAATCAGCATGCTGAGATTTATACCAACGAAAACAGTGACAGAGCTTTTGAAGAAGAAGTAATGTTATCTGGTTTCGGAAACGCGCAAGTAAAAGGTGAAGGTTCTGGAGTATCATTTGATGATGCACAGGAGACTTTTACAGCTAGATACACTCACGAGACTGTAGCTTTAGCATTTGCAATCACAGAAGAAGCTATCGAAGATAACCTCTACGATAGACTTGCTGCTAGATACACAAAAGCTTTAGCAAGATCTATGAGTAACGCTAAGCAAGTGAAGTCTATCGAACCATTAATTAATGGTTTACCTTCAACTGGAACATTTAAGTCTGGGGATGGAAAAGCATTATTTGCTACAGATCACCCTGCTCTTACAGGTCCAAATGTGCAAAATACATTAACGACACAAGCAGACCTTAACGAGACTTCATTAGAAAATTCGTTGATTCAAATCGCGAAATTGACTGATGAAAGAGGACTTAGAATTGCAGCAAGAGGATTGAAAATGATCATTCCTTCAGAGCTTCAGTTTACAGCTGAGAGATTAATGAAATCTCAAGGTAGAACTGGAACAGCTGATAATGATATTAATGCAATCGTTTCTATGGGAATGGTTCCTCAAGGATACAGAGTGAACAATTACCTAACTGATTCTGATGCATTCTACATCATTACAGACGTACCAAATGGTATGAAAATGTTCACAAGAGCTCCATTGACAACTGCAATGGAAGGTGACTTCGATACTGGAAACGTAAGATACAAAGCTAGAGAAAGATACTCATTTGGAGTATCTGACTTCAGAGGTATCTTTGGCGTAGAAGGTGCGTAATACTTAAAATTTTGAGGCGGGACACAATCCCGCCTCATTTTAAAAATAGAAAGGAAAAATGCACAGAAAACAATTCAGAGTTCAAATATCTGCTTATCAATACTACGCTGATTTTATTATTGAGTGCGTCGAATCCCCTTTAGATATAGAAAATGCAATCATTGACAGATTGGGAAAATCTGATATAACATGGGAGTATCTTGGAGAAATGCACGATCCAAGAGTACAAAGAATAACCTATGAGGAGGTTATTAATGGAGGCGATAATGCAACATCTGGAAAACCTATACTCTCAAAAGAGAGTGTTGGATCTAGAATGGGAGCAGGAGCATCTGAAAGAGGGTAGATATACTCTCAACATGGTTAAGATCGACAGAAAAGTTAGAGAAGTTCTTAGCCACATAAGAGCAGCTGAAGCAGAAAAAGCTCATATGAAAAATAAAATAGAAGATGCAGCTCCTCAAGTTTCTGTAGCTACTTAATAAAAAAGCTACATCGTTGGAAAAAACCCATCCACACCACAGGCTCTCTTGCGCTTTATAAAAATATAGTATATAAATTAATCACTATACAATTAATTAGAACATAGACGAGTATAGTCGACGGCCTAGAGACTATGTTCAGAAACTAGGAGGATATAATTATGGCAAACACTACATTTTCAGGACCGGTACGATCGCAAAACGGTTTTGAACAAATAACAAAAAATAGCACGACAGGAGCTATTACGGTTGAAGCAACTTATGATGCTAGACCTAACTTTAGAACGACTGTAGATAACGCAACTCTTAACACAGGTGCTGCTGTTACTACAACTTTAACCACTGCTCAATCAGGAACAATTTTTGAGGTTGATGGAACAGATGATATTGTTGTTAACATGCCTGCTTTAAGCACAGCAAACGTTGGAAACACTTACGAGTTTTTTGTAACAACTGCTGTAGGTTCTGGTAAAACTGTTACTTTTGTTTTACCTGGTTCAGGTGTATCAAATTTCTTTGGTGCGCTTTCGCTTATGGATGGAACAGCTGCTAACCCAGCTAGTGACGTTGCAGGTGATACTCTAACTTTACCAGCGACAACTGCTGTGAACGCAAGAGTAAGATTAACTTGCATTAAGGATGATGGTACTAACTCAACTTACAAAGCTGAGACTTTATCAACTCCTATTGCAACAATAGCGTAATAATTAATTAGTGTGGGGCTTCGGCCCCACATTTTAATTTTAAGGAGAAATAAATGTCAACAGACGTAAAAACTAAAACATTCTTAAATAATTTATCTGCTGCAACAGCATCAGTGGCTGCACTACAAACTACAGGTGGAGCTGCTAATTTAACTTTAGCGGCAGCAGCTGGGACAGGTGCGTTTCATCAGACAGACCAAGCATGTAAACTTACTATAACTTGCGCTGCGGATGTTTCTGGAGTTATTTTTACAGTAACAGGAACAGATATTGCAGGTAATGATTTATCAGAAGCAATAACTGGACCAAACGCAACTACAGTAACAGGCAGTAAATTTTTTAATACAGTCACTCAAATAGCTACTAATGGCGCGGTTGGAACAAATACTTCAGTTGGAAACGCCGCAGGGACCACAGGTGGACAAGCTGTATTAACTGCTGGTAGAACAAGAGTTAGAGGAATGCACATTACAACTGGTGGAACTGTAGGAAATATATCTTACTTCAATACATCACCTGTATCAGGAACGTCTTTATTTTCTTTTCAAGTTGCAACAACTACAAAAGATTATATTGATCCATATATTCCAGATGATGGAGTATTATTTAATGCAGGAGCTTTTATAGATATTCCAGCAGGAACAGCAGTGAGTGTTACGACATTCTTTGATGGATAGGAGGTTAAATGGCTAACACCACCTCGGGAACAGCAACGTTCGATAAAACTTTTGCTATTGATGAAATAATAGAGGAAGCTTTTGAACGTATTGGACAGCAAAATGTTGCTGGTTATCAATTAAAAAATGCTAGAAGAACACTAAATATATTACTTCAAGAGTGGGGTAATAGAGGTATTCACTATTGGGAAATAGATGAACTTAATATGGACCTAATTGAAGGCCAATCAGATTATGATTTTTTTAGATCAGCTGCAGATGGCACAAGTGCTGTTTCTACACCAGCAAGTGTATTTGGTATGTCAGATGTTCTTGAAGCACAGTTAAGATCTAATAGAACTTCAACGGATCAATCAGATAGTCCTATGACGAAAGTGGATAGATCTACTTATGCAGGTTTTTCTAACAAGTTATCTAAAGGCACACCTAATCAATATTGGGTAGAGAGATTTATTGATAAAGTAAGAATACATATTTATCCAACACCAGATTCAACAAATGCATCTAAAGATATGCATTTTTATTACATAAAAAGAATACAAGATGTGGGCGATTATACCAATGCAGCAGATGTTCCATTTAGATTTGTGCCTTGCATGGTATCAGGATTAGCATATTATCTAGCTATGAAATATGTGCCACAATTAACTCAAACAATGAAACTAGTTTACGAGGATGAGTTTGCAAGAGCATTAGCAGAAGATGGTTCTGCATCTAGCACACACATTACTCCTAAAGCATATTATCCAGGAGCATAATGAGAAAAAAATTTTTTGCAGGTATGATAGTAAAAGGGGCAACAAAAGTAATTAAGAAAGTAAGCCCTGAATTTAAAGAAGCTATAAAAAAACATAAAAAACTTCTGGATAGGTATAAAAATAAACCTTTAGATGAAGATGCTGTAAAACAATCTTATAAAATATTTACAAAAGGTAAAAAATAATGGCAAAGTACGCAACAGGTAAATACGCAAGAGCAATATCAGATAGATCTGGTATGGAGTTTCCATACAAAGAAATGGTTAGAGAGTGGAATGGTTCTTTTGTACACATATCAGAATTTGAACCAAAACAACCACAATTAGAACCAAAACCTATGAATGGTGATTCTATATCTTTGCGTAATGTTAGACCTGATAGAACAGAAACAGCTGTTCCAAAACTTTTACCATTAAATCCATTTACAACAACAAATGGATCTACAACAATATCTGTAAATGAACCTGATCATGGTAGATCAAATAATGATAGAGTTAGGTTTAGAGATTCAACTGTTGTTGGAGGAGTGGCTGCAGCAACAATAAATTTAGCTGCAGGTTATTTAATTACTAGAGTAGACGATGATAATTATACCTTTGCAACAGCTACAACATCTAGTATAACTGAAACAGGAGGAGGCGGGTCTGCATCTGCAGGACCAGTCACGGTAACAGCATGATTAAAAAAATAAAAAATTTTATATGTAGTTTATTTGGTATTAAACAATGTGCATGTCCTGAAAAGGATGAACATCTTCAATTATATGAAGATCCGGCAGAACCAGAAACTCCTATCTATACGGATGTTGATGGTAAAGCAGTAAAATGTGGGACACACAATAGATACAAAAAAAGCTGTCCTATTTGTAGAGAGGTAGCGGGGATAATATAATGCCAGGTTTAAGTGCATCAGGATTAAAAACACAAATTAAAAGTTATACTGAAACAGATTCAAATGTATTAACAAATGATGTTTTAGAAAACATAATTTTAAACGCACAATATAGAATATTTAGAGATGTGCCTATTGATGCAGATAGAAAACAACAATTAGGTAATTTTGTTGCTGGACAAGAATCTATAAATTCACCAGCAGGAGCCGTGTTTATTAGAGCTATACAAGTTTACGATACTGCAGGATCTGAAACAACTGGAGCTAATAGATATTTAGAAAAAAAAGATATAACATATCTTCAAGAGTATCAAGATATAACCGGAACCTCCGCTGCTCAAGGTCAACCTAAATATTATGCTATGTTTGGTGGTGCAACTGGTAATACAGATACTACATCAGGTCGTATTATAGTGGCTCCGGTCCCTAACACTACATATAGATATAAAGTTCATTTTAACAAAATGCCTAATCTTTTAGAAAATGATGACACTAATTACATCAGTCTCAACTTTCCAAATGGCCTATTATATTGCTGTCTATCAGAGGCATACGGGTTTTTAAAAGGTCCGATAGATATGTTGACTTTATATGAAAATAAATATAAACAAGAAGTACAGAAGTTTGCTAACGAGCAAGTCGGTAGAAGACGAAGAGATGACTATACAGATGGCACTGTTCGAATACCGGTAAACTCAGTAAACCCATAGGAGATAAATTATGGCAATATCATCAGCAATATGTTCAAGCTTTAAACAAGAGCTTTTACAAGGTAAGCACAATTTTGCTTCATCAGGTGGACACACTTTTAAGATTGCATTATTTACTAGTTCAGCATCTTTAGATGCTACTACAACTGACTATTCAACATCAAATGAAATATCAAACACATCTGGATCTGCATACTCTGCAGGTGGTGCAACTCTTACAAGAACAGGAGTTGGATTAACTGGTACAACTGCATTTACAGATTTTTCTGATGTAACTTATTCTTCAGCTTCTTTCACTGCAAACGGAGCTTTGATTTACAACACAACAACTGCAGGTGGTTCAGGAACAACTGATGCTGTTTGTGTGATTGCATTTGGTGGTGACAAAACAGCTAGTAATGGAACTTTTAAAATAGAGTTTCCTACAAACGATTCTTCTTCAGCAATAATTAGATTAGCGTAGGAGGCCGACCATGTCGGTATCTTCAGGATGGGGCCGGTTTACCTGGGGTCAAGCGCCTTGGGACGAAGATACAACTCTTAAAACTGGTTGGGGTGCACAAGCTTGGAATGGTGGTGGAGCTTGGGGACAAACTTCAAATCAAGTAATTACCTTAACAGGTCAATCAATAACATCTAGTTTAGGAACACCAACAGTTGCTGATATGACTGTTGGATTAACTGGTCAAGAAAGTACATTTTCACAAGGTGAAGCTTTTGTTCCTGTGGTAATAGATACTACTTTATCAGCTTCTTTTTCTGTTGGATCTATTTCACCTATAGAAATGACAGTAGGACTTACAAGTCAGTCTATGACTGCATCTTTAGGAACACCTGCTGTTGCTGATGTTGTTGGTTTAACAGGTTTAGATATGACTTTGTCACAAGGTAGTGTGACAATACCAAATGATACGGTTCAGCCTTCTGGTCAATCAATGACATTGTCACAAGGAACTGCAACTGGATCATCTTCACTTGAATTATCTTTAACAGGTCAAGAAATTACATCTAGTTTAGGAACTGTTACTATACCAAATGATACAGTATTAGTATCAGGTTTATCAGCATCATTTAATTTAGGATCTATAGTTGGATTAGGTGGAGCTGTAGCTCAACCATCAAGTTTAAGTATGACTTCTAGTGTTGGTTCTTTAACAGTAGAAGAGGGCTTAGGATTAACTGGTCAGTCATTTAGTGCTAGTATTGGCTCAGTATCCGTGGTCGATATGCAGGTTGGATTAACAGGTCAATCAGCAACATTTAGTCCT